CGTTCTATCAACTACATTCAACTAAACTTTGTTGCGGTTCGCAGTGGAGTTGATTTTGCAGAAGTAGTTGGTTAAAAAGTAGTATAAATAATAGTATATAACACATCTCATAGATGGGGGAAGACGATGGCATGCGAAGGCAGCACTTGTAAAAAAGACTTCCCCATCACATCTTTAATTTTAGTCATCGGAGGAAAGTAAAATATGGCCTTTTCAATAAACACATTTAGAAATAATGCATTAGCCACTGGTGGAGCACGAGCTAATCTGTTTGATGTTACAATTACAGGTATAGGTGCAACAGGAAATCTGTCAACAGGAGCTTTGGCAAACTTTGTTTTTGCATGTAAAGCCTCACAAATTCCACCCATGACAGTTGGTATAGTTGAAGTTCCTTATTTTGGTAGAGTAGTTAAAGTGCCTGGTAACAAGACATTTGAAAACTGGAATGTTACCATAATAAATGATGAAGATTTCGATATTAGAGCTGGTATGGAAGAATGGATGGCATCAATGGGTTCTCATTTAGGTAATATTAACACATCTACAAATGAAAACCTTTATGGTACTGGAACGGTAAAACAATATCCCAAAACTGGTGGCACGACTGCTATTGCTCAATATGACTTTGTAAATATTTTTCCAGTTAATGTGGGTGAAATTGCTCTTGATTGGTCTTCAAACGATGCCATTGAAGAATTTACTGTTGAATTTGCTTACGATTATTGGACTCATGCTGGTGTAGCATTAGGATAATCTTTTTTATTATTTTATATTATAATTAATCTAACTAGGGGCCGGGGGCGCTCAGTCCCTGACTTTTGGAGTAGTATATGGCCGTTGAATTATTTGGTTTTACAATTGGAAGAACACAAAAAGAAAAGGAACAGCAAGACCGTCTTTCCTTTACACTCCCCGAATCAGAAGATGGTGCAATAGATGTAGCAGGAACTCCTGGCGGTGCCTACGCTACCTATCTGGATATGGAAGGTTCTGCAAAGAATGAAGCAGAATTAATTCTACGATATAGAACTATGTCACTTTTTCCAGAAGCAGAAATTGCAATAGATGACATAGTAAATGATGCTGTTGTTTCAGACAGAGAACAAGCCCCAGTTTCCCTCAATCTTTCCAATGTTAATATTTCAGCAGACATTAAAACAAAAATAGGTGAAAATTTTAGAGAAATAATAAGTCTGTTAAAATTTAATGAAAGTGGATTTGATACTTTCCGAAAATGGTATGTTGATGGAAGACTTTATTATCACATCATAATAGACCCCGAAAATCCAAAACAAGGCATTTTAGAACTCAGACCAATTGATGCACTCAAGATTAGAAAAGTTCGTCAAATTCTCCCACCAAAAGATCCAAGTGAACCCACTCTAATGCCTAGAGTTGAAGAATATTTTGCATTCAATGAAGCTGGTATGGATGGTAAACAAGGTGGTCAAGTAATGAGAATTGCATCAGATTCCGTTGCGTACTGTCATTCAGGATTATTGAATGAGGACAAGAGAATGGTTCTTTCATATCTCCATAAAGCAATCAAACCTATTAATCAATTACGAATGATTGAAGATTCGGTAGTCATCTATCGTATTTCAAGAGCACCTGAACGAAGAATTTTCTACATTGATGTTGGTAACCTTCCAAAACAAAAAGCAGAACAGTATCTTAAAGATATCATGACTCGTTACAAAAACAAACTGGTCTATGATGCACAAACTGGTGAAGTGAGAGATGACCGTAAACACCAATCAATGTTGGAAGATTACTGGTTGCCACGAAGAGAGGGTGGAAGAGGAACAGAGATTACCACACTTCCAGGCGGAGAAAATCTTGGTGAACTAGCCGATGTTGAATACTTCCAGAAAAAACTTTACAAGTCTCTCAATGTTCCTGTATCAAGATTAGAATCTGAATCTGGGTTTGTTCTGGGACGAGCTCAAGAAATATCCAGAGATGAAGTAAAATTTACAAGATTTATTGAAAGACTTAGAAACAGATTTAATCATCTTTTCAATACCTGTCTTGAAAAACAATTAATATTAAAGGGTGTTCTTACATTAAATGATTGGAGAGCAATTTCTCCTAGTTTCTTCTATGAATGGCAGTCTGATTCACACTTTGCAGAACTTAAAGAAGCTGAGATGTTGAATGAAAGACTGAATACACTACAGGCTATGAACTATGCTGATGAAATTGTTGGAACTTTCTATTCTAAAGAATTTATTAGAAAGAGAATTCTAAAACAAACTGATGAAGAAGTTCAGTTGATAGATAGACAAATTGAAGCCGAAACTGAAGCAGCGCCTCCAGAAGAAGAGGAAGAATCTTTCGTTCCAAAGCAAGATAAATTTATGAAAGAAGATATAAAGCTCAAAAAAGAAATGAATGAAATAATGAAGGGTGTTCTTTCTGAGTCATAGAACTGACTTGATATAAATACAATTAACCACTAGAAAAGGATTAAAAAAATGAGTGACTATTCAACCGAAGATATTGTGAAGTATTCCATCTCAGGTGATGGAGCAAGAGTTAAAGAAGCTATTCAGAGTGTAATAGCTAGTAAAATTATGACAGGTATGGAGGGTAAGAAGTCGGAAGTTGCTCAAGCAATGTTTAATACTGTTCCTGTTTCTCACGAAAAACAAGAAGTAGCAGATACTTTCGTTGCTGCAGCAGCAAAAGAAACATCATAGAGATACACATCGTTATATGAAACAATTTAAACAGTTCCGCGGGGAACAAAAATATATAACGGAGGTTGGCCCGATTCTTACTGCAATTACGGGTATACTAGGGTTAGGACTGGCTGGGTGGGCTGGAGTAAAATCTGCAAAAGCAGTTAAAGACAAATGGAAAGGATACAAAGAAACTAAAGCTGATAAGAAAGCTAGAAAAAAAGAGGGTTTTACAATGTCTGTAAAGACGTATAATCCAGAAACAGATAAAGATGAAGCTAAAGATTATTTTATAGATCCAGTAAACGGCAATGATGACCTTGCAAAATTGGGATATGAACTTCCTAAAACATTAACTGGAAAAATAAAAGCTCCTTCTGACGATGATCTTGATAAGATGGAAAAAGAAGCAGATAGAAAATCTAAAAGAACCACAGGAAAAGTTAGAGCAGCAATTAATAATCCAGATACATCACCAGAAGATTTGGCGGCAATATTAACAACTGATCAACAAGCTAAGGTAAGTGATATAGATACCAAGACTACGAAAAAGAAGGACGCGGAAGATGAGAAGAAAAAATCAACAGAAAGAAAACCAGATAAATATTGGGTAGGTAAAGAAAGAGATGTCATCCCCGCTGGTAAAGTGGATGTAGTTAGGGGTCTGGAAGCGAAAGCTATAAAAGATGGTAATGGAGTTCTTGATTGGCAGGATAAATGGGAAACGGACGAAACACCAGATGGATGGACTAAAGTAAACCAAGATGGTAAAAAATATAATCCAGAGACAGATGGTGACAATTTTGAATATAAAGAAACGGATGATGTGACAACAGAAAATATTTCCTCTCAAAGAATATTAAAATTTAGAGAGTTTATCTCAGAAGGTGTAATGAATGATTTACTCAAAGCTGGTAAATCTAAAAAAGACAGTGAAATTACCCTAGATGATGGAGCAGATATACCGATAGATCCGCTTACATCGCAGATTTTGGTTAAATATATAGAAGGGTTAAGCTCTTCAGAAAAAAATAGAACTATTCAACAAATCCAAAGAACTGAACGAGCATTTATGAAGGTTCTAGGAAAAGCTCACGAAGGATAACAGATGGCAATTACCAAATTAGAAAATGAGATAAAGGACACTAATACAAGATATTCGGTGCAATTTACAGGACTTGCAGGTGATGCATCCAATCTCGCTGCTAGTCTCTGGGCTAATCTTTCTACATTAAGTTATGCTTCAGCTACTGTAACTTTGGCATCTGCACCAACCACGAATCTTTGTATCGGAGAAGTACTAACCACAAATGACAGTACAGCAATATTCTTGAGAGTTACAGATTTTACTGCAGGAGCAACAACTTTTAAAGCTTATAAGGTTACAAGTGCTACTGATATAACCCCTCTAGGTTGGACTGCAGAAACTGCGACAGATGTTGGAACTGGAAAAACTTTAACAGGGGGTGTTTCTGGACTTTGTTCTTCACTCACTCATGC